GGGGGGGGGGCATCGGCGGCCGTGCGCAGGGTGTGCACGCGCGGGGAGTCGAGGCCGTCGATGGGCGGGCGGGCGGCCAGTCCTCCGGGGGAAAGGATCAGGTGGTCGTAGGTGAGCGTGTAGGCCTCTCCGGTCTCAGTGTTCGTGACCTGGACGCTGTGGGCACCCGGGTTGATCGCAGTGACTTCGGAGTTGATGCGCACGTCGAGGTTGAGCGCAGCCTTGAGGGTGTGCGGGGTGTGAAGGAGGAGCTTGGCGGGGTCTTCAATCTCGCCGCCAACGTAGTACGGGAGCCCGCAGTTCGCGAAGGACACGTACTTGCTGCGCTCGAGCACGATGATTTCGGCGCCCTCATCGCGCCTGCGCAGGCGCGCGGCCGCGCTCATGCCACCGGCGACTCCTCCGACGACTACTACTCGCATGTGCGGCTCACTTTCTGATTGAAGGGGCTATCTTCGTCGACGGTTTTGATGATACCCGTGGTGAATATGAGACGAAGAATCGCTCCCACAGGAACAAGAAAAATTCCACACCTGTCAAACAAGACACGCGATGTCATCCTTCGGGGACACTCAACAACACTATCCCAATGATGATTGACGCAGATAAGCCAGGTAATGCCGAACGATAGCCTGACCGAAGCTACATTGGGCCGCGTCGAGAACGTGGCTGCAACGTTCCAGAGATCAAAGAAGCCCCACGGTTCATCATACGCCTCAGGCTAGATCCGCTCCGTAGTTGCGATAGCATCACTGATTCCGTAGATGCCAAGCTCAAGGAGCTGATCCAAGATGTCAAGCAGCGCCGCCTGATGACCACGGTCCTGAGACTGTGCCAGCCCACGCACCACCAGTTTACTAACATAGAAGGCATCTCCTGCCGCTCCAGTGCGGATATCAGCGGCAGCTCGCCCGAAAACACTAATGAATCGCTCCGAAGCCTTCAGGACCAATTCATCAACTTTATCCGGCGCTTGATCCAGCGTGATCAACAACTGGGTCGCGGCGTGAACATATGACGATGAGTCAATCAGCGCCATCAGCAGGCGATCGAACGGTCTCAAGGAATGATGACGAAGACGCGATGCCACCTCGGCGGTCTCCTTACGAACCTCATCCACATCGTCGTTCATCAAGTGAATCAGGGTTTCCGTGGCCAACTCATTGTTTGATGTCTTAACAAAAAGCTCAGCCGTTAGTTTTGCGATCCCCTTCCGGACATGGAAGTCCCCAGATAGTGCTTGTTGCATGAATCCTGGGCGGTCCCATTCCAATGCCGCAAACGCAGCAATAGTGCCACCAGCCTCACGGACTTCGGCGTTCTCTGAAGCCAGCATGCGCTGAATAATCGGATCAATGGCCTCGGGGTCCACATTGCCGATGTATACCATCAGGCGCTCTACAGGTTCGGTAGCGAGCAGACGGTCATCAGCCTGAATGAGAACTGCAAACGCTGTCAACACCTCAGTGCGGGCATACCGAAGCGAGGCGGATAGGGTGTGGGCCACACAAGCACGCACGCTGAGCACAGGATCACTTACCAACGAGCCGAGGTACGGCGTTATCAAAGCAGTACGCTGGCCGTCGCTATCGAAAATTAACAGGTCACCAAGCGCTTCTGCCAAACTTCCACGTGCCGTGTTAATGCCATTCACATGCATGTCCGCAGCACTTCGTCCATCCGTATCACCGCGGATGATCACCGGGGAGTCATCTGTCGGGTCCAGAGCATGCAAAGCGCGATCAAGGATCAGCTCTACCAAGTCAAGTGGCGCCTCTCGGAGATATTTCTGGAGCGCCGTTCCGAGGAACCGATCATTGCCTGCCTGTCGTAGCGATCCGATGTGACGGACGGCTTCGAATACCAGCGGTCCGATACGCTCGTTCACCTCTGCGTCACCAAAGCCTAAAAGCAGTGCATTGGTGTACGCCACATTGACCTCCGAAGTCAGCTGTAGAGTCAGCTGCGCAAAACGCGCCGGATCAGCAGCAGTTTGGTCCCTCAGCAACCCCGACAGTTCACGGGCGCCCCCCGTGAAAGTCTGCCAATTTGCCTCGTTAGAGACATACTTTGCCATTGCGTTCAACCACTGGTCATCGGTCATCTTCTGGGCGGCAGTAAGACCTATCGGAGAACCGATAACGCCACCAGTGATACCAAGTGGCTTCGCGGGCTCACGTTCTTTGAATTTTCGTCGATACTCTGAAAGGCGTCGTCGCCCTGCTGGAGTGAGTCGCGACTCGTCAAGAGCGGATAGGAATGTAAAGGCCGTACGTCCCCAGCTCCGATGACTTTCATGGCTGTTGCGTAAATCTCTAAACAAGTATTCAAGCTGCTGGTGGGCGGCATCGGCAAGATGCGGCGCTATTGACCTAACAAGCTCCCGCGCAGCCCAATTTCCGCCAAAAATGTAGCCACAGTAAAGACGGTGCGCTCCTTCGAGCAAGATGCTTGCTGCCCAGTCTGCGAAATGTTTGCCTCCCGCCGACAAACACCGATAGAGCAGAAACTGTGATGCGTCGTACTGGTCAGCGGCCAAGTCAGCTAGCAGACTATGAATTGCTTCAGGCATAGTCTTTGCCATGTTCTCCAGCGAACTCACCGATGCAGCCAGCAAGGATTCACCGAGTGTACGGACTTCGAAAACGTCACCCACATTTCTCGTGCTGAAGTGGAGACCAAATATCGGACGATCCTTGTGTTTCACCATCGCAGTGGCGGCCATGACCTGCCGGAGGTAAGGCACAATGGCTTGAACGAATGCCAAGGGTTCTGCATCGGCGGCATCCTTTACGAGTTCAAAAGCGAAGGACTCCCGAGTATCAAGCAAGGGAACTCTACTGTTCTCGTTCAGCGTCAGGAAATCCATATGATCGATCAAGCGAGCCTGCAGCAACTCAATCGCCCAAAGCGGCTCATGTTTAGCCAGGTCGTGCATCACAAGCCACAGTTCATGCTCTACGGTGTCGTAAGCACCGTGCCGAACTGCTTCAAGCACCAAAGTAAAAAGCTCTCGGTCACGACAGACATCCGCATAACGAATAATCCTTCGCAACCAGTCGTGATAGCCAGGTGCTGTTTTGCGACTCACCAGGAGCTCAGTAATGTGTCCTGGGTAGTCGTTGACAGCGCTAGCCATCGAATTTAACGCATAATTCCGCATATCCTCATTTGCCCCGTCGAGCCAAGTGGAAATCTGTCCCTCTTCATGAAAGCGCGCGAACCATTGTGGGCGCTGCAGCTGCTGCCAGAGGAGGGCCTCGAAACGCGGGCGTGTTTCCGCAATCCGCAATATTAGTTCGGCATCGGCAGAGGTTGGGGCAACAAGACTTGCCAGAACAGCGAGGACAGTCTCCTTGATGTGGAATCGAATGTTATCGGCGGTTAGCACTGCTTTGGACTCGGCGCGGAAACGGTCTGGCTCCCGCTCGTAGAGATGCTGCAGGATCTGGCGCACTTGAGCACGGCGGAACAATGCTTGTTCGTCACGAATCAGGAAGTCGACGAGCGACTCCTCTCGAGAAACCCACAGTCGTGCGAAGGCATAGTCGAAAAATGCCTCGTGGAAGAATGCGATTCGACCACTATCCCGCGCAAGCACGTGTTCTGAGACAAGAACGTTAGCATCCTCTATAAGATCCCCATCGTCCAACATCTCAACTGGAACAGACAGTACTTGCCGTTCACTCGCGGCGTTGGCAATCCGACTGACCACCTCGTTGAATCTTACGCTTTGACGCCGAGCACATGCCATTTGCCGCTTACGGTCCCAAAATGCTTCGAAGAGAGATCCCCTTGACTGGAACGTCAACGCGTTAGTCTCAGACGAGATTGTCCCCAGGAGCACGAGGTGCAGCGGCGTCCGTAGAAGGACACACTGTGATTGACTCAGATGGGTCGGATCAAGCCCCATTCTTACCACAGCCAATTCGACTTCCTCCTCAGCCAGTAGGCTGACCTCCACCGTGGTGACATCGGCACGCGATGCCAAAGCGCGGATCCGGTGATCGTTGTCAATGTCGAACTGTCGACATGCTAGGACAACACGCATGCCGTCCATAGACAACGCTTCTCCAATAAGATCCATGACAACGTCGAAACGCTCTGGTAGACGTCCAGAAGCGAGACTCACAGCATCAAGCTGGTCAATAACGAGGTAGGCAGTACGATCGTGGGATGCCATCGCCAGGGCGACTGCGGGGGATGTCTCAATCCCTAGTTGATGCCCCAAGTCGGCAGTTGATGCGAAGTGGTCGAGTCGGTCTAATCGCAGGGCCAAGACCTCAGCTCCGGTGGATTCAAGCAAAGCAACAGCCTGTTCCAACACAGAACTTTTCCCACCTCCAGCTGTACCTGTTAGGAGCCCGATCTGGCCCGAATTGATCTCTTGGACAAGTTGGTTGGCCTCTGAACGCTCAATCGGTGGTTGCAGAAGCCCACGCTGAACGGACTGACGCCAGCTGTTGGTGATCGCCCGTACTTGTTCGTGCGCGGTCTGATAAGCCTCCCGCAACCGCGGCTTGATGTCCCGTTCGGCAAGCAAGTCCAACAGTTCTGTTCGAGTCAACCGCTTCCCAAGGTTATCGAGCAGAACATCGCCAACGGCAAGAGATATTAGGCGACCGTCAGTGCCGCTGAAGTTGCACTCGGCAAGCGTACTGTTTGTGCGGATAAGATCGCATTCGTCAATAACCGAAAACCACATTCCACGAAGCGTGTCCCAGGCTGCCTGCGGACTAGCTAACACCTCCACAGCCGTTACCTGATCAAAAAACGCCGATAGATCTCCGGTCAGCCACTGGTTGATAAAGTCCGCTAGATCTTCCGATTTGCGTGCACGTTCCGATAATTCTTGTAGCGGTCGGCAAGGCGTGAGGGAGACAAAGCGGTAATGCCGACCCGCCTCCACGTGCCTCGCGGCCACCTCAAAGATCTTCCTGTTGGCCAGCTCCCTGACGGTCCAACCATTACTGTTGCCATTCTGGCGTTTGACCTGGTGCACTTCAACGAAGGTGCCTGTGTCGTAGGTGAACTCCGAGCCTCGCCCTACCTCAACATCGTTATCTTCGACGATCAAAGCACATCGATCATCACGCACACAGTAGAGGGCATGACGGACAGCCCAGGCAAGCTCGTACTTGTTTCCGAGCTTGTCTGCCTCTCCACCCGATCTAGGTACCATATGATTCTTACGATCACTTTCAACGTGAAACGCCGAGCTGCGCTGTCGGTTCCAGAATAGTGGAGCATTTCTCAAGAAGAGCAGAAACGCTCCTCGTATTTTCTACTCGCAGCGCGCAACTCGCGCACAGTGCACACTGTCTACTGCGCGATTACGAGCGAGTTCCTATTCGCTTGCACAGGTTGTTACTCGATCTTCAGGATCTCTCAGACCCGCGCACAACGCTTACGCGCTCCGCAAGAATCAGGGATGCAGATAAATCACCAACGAATACACGCCACCAGGCAAGATCTACTCCTCGAGGACAGAGAAGCAGGAAGCAAGACCGCAAGCCGGCGTGAACCGGTAACGCTGCACACACACTGCACAAAGACAGCGACTGGTACCGGCAGTGACTCTCGAACAATACCCCGCATCAAGGACCGCCCTACACGTGAGTTCACCCCAGTACACCTCCAGGCACAGAAAACCCCCCCCCCCCCGCCCCCCCACACCCGCGGCGGGGCGGGGGGTGGGATGGTGGAGATGGGGGGAATCGAAACGGAGGCCCCTAATCGCACCGAAAAATAGGCGCGCAGATCGGTATGCACCACTACAGCGCCACAAGATTTAGCGGAATATGCGGCCCCAGCCGCCGGGCTTGGGGGCGGGCTGCTGAGGTGCGCCGGGCCAGTGGATAGGAGCGGGCGGAGCTGCGGGCACAGGCTGGGACTGCGCAGCCTTCACAGCGGCGCGCGTGTGAGCCACGAATCGCATGAGTCCGTCAACGGCTTTGCGCTCGAAGTGGAGAGTCAGTAGGGCACGCTTCGTCTCGATCATGAGCCACTTATCCCCGCCGCTCCGCTTCTTCGCAGCGAACGCAAGGATTCCGAGCGTGACGAGGCGCGTCGCAGTCACGCGCGCCTGCATGGCCTCGCCGTCCTCGACCTCGACGCTGACGACGTCAGTCAGCGGGATCCGCTGGATTGGCTCTCCGCGCCGCTTCGAGTCGTACAGGAGCTCAGTGTCGGTGCAGATAATCTCCGCAGGATCGGATGAGTAGAGCCGGAAGGCTCCTTTAGGTCGATGCATAGCTCCTCCTTTGAGCGTGGCCTGCCTTATGGACAGCGTACAACTCGCGCGAGGACTTGGGGCTATTCCGGAGCTGCTTCGTCCGCGAGGCGCTGCTCAGCCTCGGCTGCTACGTCGGCGCCACTGACGCCGAGAGCTGCGCACATCGCGCCGAAGTCGCTCATCGTGCAGACAGTGTCACCAGCAAAGATCTTGTAGCAGCGGGCGCGGGTGATGCCGGCGCGCTCAGCGAGGCGGTCGATGGTGAGGTCCAGACTTTGCAGACGCTCCTTGAGTACAGCTAAGACAGCGCGTTCAAAGGGACTCGATTTAAGAGATCTGCTTCCCATGAGGTAAGCATATCTACTTTTGTAGATCCATGTCACACGAAAACAAGTTGCAAAATCTCCAAATGTAGACTTATATAGTAGCCATTGGTCTACAAATGTAGAAAGGAACCATGAGATGACGGTCGCAGCCGTAATCAAGCACATGGCCCGTGAGCTGGGCATCTCTCAGACGGAGCTTGCTGCCCGCGCTCGTATGAGCCGCGCGAGCCTGTCCCTCAAGCTCAACGAGCGCCGAGATCTGACCTTGCCGGAAGTTGAGCGCCTTGCGGAAGTCCTCGGCATCACAGTCCGAGACCTCCTCAACCGCGTCGAACGCGCCGAACGCGAACGCGCCGAACGCGAACGCGACCACGCCGAACGCGAACGCGAACGCGTCGAACGCGAACGCGCCGAATGCACCAGTGACCTCAAGTACAAGGAGGTCGAAGATGGGAAATACGCGATAGCGGATAAGCCGACCGGCGTCATTCTCATCAGTGCAGCCCACGGCAGTATCTACGACGAGGATGAGCCGTCATGCGCGACGCCTACATGGTGATCATCTGCATGATTATCGCGGTCGCCGCAATCCCGGTCTTCTTCTGCGTCGGATACCTCCTGTTTGTCTGCGGCGGACGCGCGTTCGACGCAGCACTCGACTCGCTTGAAGCGCTCGCTGATATGGGCCTCGACGCAGGTGAACGGATCGCCGAAAAGATCGACAAGGCGGTGTCCGACAAATGATCGCAGTCACCCCGTTCGCTCCGGACCGCTGGTACTCAGCCCAGCAGGTCCAGGAAACCCTCAGCCTCTCCCGCTCAACCGTCGAGCGTCTCGGAGCCGAGGGCAAGGTCGCCGCAATCAAGATCGGGCGCTCCGTCCGATACAGCGGCGACGACCTCAACCGCCAGTGCCAGAGCCTCGGCTCCGGCACCAGCGAAAAGAAGAGCTCCCCGCGGGAGAAGCGCTGGGGGCGGACAGCACCCCTCGAGAAGGAAGATTCCATGAATCAGACTACCACACGCCGCCGCCACCTGCGGCCCTGGCGCACCCTCATCGCAGGCGCGTCACTCGCCGCCGCCCTCACCCTCGGTTTCGCGATGCGAGGCCTCGACAACCCCGACGGCCTCCCCGAGTGGACCTTCTGGCCCGCCCTCGGACTCCTCGCGCTCGCGGTCTGCTTGATCCGTGCGGACTGGAAGGCGGGCCGGCTGTGAGCGCCTCTGTCATCTTCCTGGTCGTTGTCCTCCTCTTCGTCGGATGCGGCCTGCTGACCTGGATCGCAGTGCGAGGCGCGTCGCGTGCGGCTTCCATCGAGGAGATCGCTGCTCGCATGCAGCGCTCCGCGTCGAAGGCCAGGGCGAAGGGTACGACGCTACTTGAGCGTCACGTTGGCTTCGCTTACTACGACGTGGACGGCGAGGCGCCGCTGCCTCATCTGATCTGCCTAGCGACGCAGGACGTAATCATCGAGGCAGAGCTGAATAACTGCTTCGCCCTCGACACGCCAAAGATCGCGGTCGATCTTGATCGCCAACAGATTCACGTGACCCTCGAAGTGCTGCGGCTCGATGAGCCGAGCGTGGAGGCGCGGGCCTGATGCCGACTCCTCAGCGACTCCGACTCGAAGCGTCCGACGACCGACCCTGCCACGACGAAGCCGCACGGGAGATCGTGCGGCAGGCAAGGAAGCGAGCGCTCGCGTATCCCACCGAAGCCCACGACTCCCAGAACCGAGCCCCGCGAGGGCTCACCTACTACCCCTCAACAAGAAAACACCCCAAGGAGACAGACCGATGAAGCAGAAGATTTGGGCCGCAGGCGCTGCCCTCACCATCGCAGCCCTAGCGCTGCCCTACGGCGCCGCATACGCCGCCGACGAAGCCGCGCCGCCCATGACCGCACAGGTCACCAAGGCGACCAGCTCCTCCCGCCAGACATCAAGTGAGGTGACCGTCGAGGGAACCTGGTCCACGCCGAAGCTCGCCGCCGGCCAGCACTTTACGGTCGCCAGCAAGGACGGCGGCTTCAAGTGGCAGGCCAGCTTTCCCTTCGTCCTTGACGACGGGACCAAGATCGGCAACTGCGCCGCCGACGAGGCGACGCTAACCTGCACGGTCGACGAAGTCCCCGCTTCCTACGCGGACAAGACCGACGTGACCGGGACGTTCAATGCCCGCGCGCGTCTCTCAGACGCCGCAGTCGGCACCGAGGACACGCAGATCGTCGTGAACGGCGAAGTCACGCGAACGCTTGTGTGGGGTGACCGTGACGGCTCGGGCACCTGCTCGAGCGACTGTGAGTCACCCGCGCACTTCGAGTACTCCAATCCGGAGACGATCAAGTTCGGGTGGACCAATGCCGACAAGTCGATCGGATGGGGCATCAAGTGGACCATCGAGGCCGGCAAGGCCTACACGCTGACGGACGCGACCAACAAGCTGCCGAAGGCCGTGAAATGTACCTCTGGCCGGACCTGGGCCCCGGAGACTACGACCTGGGCTGAAGGCACGCTCGACGAGTCCGCACACACTCTGACTTTCACGCCTCCCGCCGGCTCCCTCGTCTGCGTCGTCTACCCGGCTGCGACCCCTCACGTCGAGGGCCAGGACACCTACACGAACCGCGCGACGATCAACGGCAAGAGCCTTGAGGCGACCGCAACGATCAAGGCATCGGGCGGCACCGACGGCGACGGCAAGACCACGCCGAAGCCGACCCCGGCCCCAGTCCCCACGCCTGACCCGAGCATGCCGACCCCCGCGCCTGTTCCCTCTCCTCTCCCGAAGCCCTCGCCAAAGCCGACCCCGGCCCCGGTTCCGACTCCCTCGGATGAGCCGCAGTCCGCGCCGTCTCCGATTCCCACGCCTGAGCCGACCTCGACTCCCACTGTCGAGCAGCCGAAGCCTGCGCCCGCGTCGGCTACTGCTCCGGCCCCGCAGGAGCGCCTCGCAAAGACCGGCGCGACCGCCAACGGACTTTTGCTGATGATCGGCGCGATCCTGGGCGGCGCAGGCGCTGGTCTGCTCCTCCTCCGCCTGCTTGAAGGCCCCGCGCGCAAGAAGGGAGAAGAACTGTGAGGCTCAAGAAGAAGATCAAAGTCGAGCTAGACCAGACGGACGCTGCGATAGCAGCGGTCCTCCTCGCAGAGCAGGCCGGACGCCAGGCTCTCAAGGCCCTGCTCGCAGACAAGGCAGCAGAGATCGGCGGCACCACCAATCAAGGGGCTCGCGCACTCGCAGACTCGTACATCAAAGTCGGGGGCGCTCTGACGTTCGCGATCATGGATGAAAAGACCAATCGCGGGTTGCAGAGCACTTCCTCGCTTGTCCAGGCGTCCGCTCGAATGGCCGACGCTATCAAGGCCTCTGACGAGGTCATCGCAGCATTGGAGGCCGAGAAGGAGGAGGGGCAATGACGAAGCTAAAGAGTGGCCTATCGAAGGGGCAGGGGGATGGACTGTCGGCTGTGGCCAGGTTGGCCCTGCGGTCACCCCGAAGGCGGCAAATGGCCATAGTGATCTGTGATTGCTCGCAGATCACAGTGGACACGGAGACACAGGCGAAAGAGGCGACGATCCGGGTCATCCGCCTCGAGAAGATCGCGCCTGACGACGTAAAGGAGGCCGAGCGCCTATATCTGCGGGCCATAGAGGCCCGCGAGGGGCGGCAGATGCTGCCACTCGACCTGCAGGTGATGTTGGAAGAAGCGTTCGGGAAGGACTACAGGATCGACCCGGAGACCGGGGAGATCATCGTCCCCGGCCTGGAGCCCCGCATGCCTGGGGACGGGGTACCGGACCCACAGGACGACGCGGGCGTAGTGAGCACAGCTGTCGAGTCGGCGAATGAGGCCGGCACCGAGACGGAGGCCGACGAATGAAAATCGCACACGTCGCCGTCTACCTCGATGCCGAGCAGGCGAAGCTGATCCGCTGGGACATGCAGGAAGCTGTCCTTGCTGCGGACGAGTATCTGGCGCTCACGAAGCAGCTGCACGACGTAAGTGCCAGACGTCTTGCCAGCGAGGCGATCAGCAAGAAGCGGGACATCTACCAGGAGATCGTCGATAAGGCCGAGGAGGCCTGCGAGAAGCTCAACAAGGGCGAGTACGAGTACATCGACGACGTCGACTAGTCCCCCCGTCTGCTCCCCGCTGAGCGCGGCCACGGGGAGGCCACCCGCAAACCCAAAAAACACGGCGGGACCGGTAGTAAGACCGCGCAGCCCGACTAGCAGACTCCCGGGTGCAAGTCCCGGGCGGGCACGAAGCCTACGCCATGAGCGCGCAGGGCAAGCCCCCCTAGAGAAGGACCACCAATGACCACCATCAACGAGATCAAGGACCGCTTGAACGCTGTAGCGTTCGCGGGCCGCAGTTACGCCGGAGCCGACCGCGCTGCCGTTGCGAAGGCATACACAGACGCTGTCGCTGCCTTCGATCAGAATTCCGCCGTCGATATGGCGTACCTCCTCGACCGTATCGAGGACCTGCAGACCGCGATCATCGCCACTGCCGCAGAGCTCGCCGCAGCCGCCGTCTCCGTTGCAGACCGCTACGCCGGCAACGACGCCGAGACACTCGAGATCCGCCTCATGATCGGCGACCCCATCGACAAGCTCGTCAACATCGCGCAGGGCACACCGATCACACCCGAGGAGGCCGGGGAATGAGCGGCGCGGGACTCCTGAGCATCGAGTGGGAGATCGCCGATCAACATCTCCCCATGCCTCATATCGTCGCGACGGCATGCGCCGCGTTCGTCGAGGAAGCAGAACGCCGCGGACTCGTCATCCGCTCCGGACCCTCCCCCTCGGTCCTGCACGCGCTCAGGCTCGTCAAGGTCACGGGCAAAGTCGCCAAGCCTGACGACGTCGTCGAGGAGCCGTGCCCGCCGCACACACTGCGACGTTGCCCCGCCTGCGGGGTCCACATCTACGACCTGACCGACATCGGAGGAGACGCGCAATGATCGAGATTAAGCCCGTGCGCACCGTCCGCGCCTTCCGCTTCTGCCCCGTCTGCCGTGAGCAGCTCGCGCCGAAAGGCTCGAACGTCCGCATCACAATCGACGCCGAAAACGAGGCGACCGCAATCGAGGCGATCACCCACAAAGCCTGCGCACAAACCGTCGTCAAATTCACTCGCGCTCGCGGATATACGCCTGCCGAGCTCGCGGAGGTAGGGGTCTGGGTTGTTGAAGAGGCCCTGCGATGAGGCTCCCGATCAGGATCCAGCGCCGCCGCACTCGCGGCTGGCGTATGCCCGCGCACACGAAGTACGTGGGCAGGGGAAGCCTGTACGGGAACCCTTACCGAGTCGCCCGGTCGGCGCGTGAGCTTGAAGAGGGCGGCGAGCTTGTTGTCGCGTCGGCGGATGAGGCTGTCGCTCGGTATCGCGAGTGGATCGAGCAGACGCGAGAAGGCCGGTTCGTAGCGTCGTGCGCAGCCCGGAATCTGTGGGGCTTGGACCTGGCTTGCTGGTGCAAGCTCGATCAGCCTTGCCATGCAGATGTGCTCTTGGAGATCGCGAACCCACGCGGTGAGGATGAGTTCAAGAACCGCTATTACAGGATGTGGGACCGAGAATGACGACTATCGGGAGTCTCTTCACGGGCTATGGCGGTCTGGATATGGCGGTCCGCATGGCGCTTGATCCGGATGCGCGCGTCGCATGGACGAGCGACGTCGAACCCGGGCCGTGCAGGCTTGCTGAGGTGCGCTGGCCGGGTATCCCGAACCTGGGCGACATCACGCAGGTTGATTGGTCGGAAGTTGAGCCGGTCGACGTCATCTGCGGTGGCTCTCCCTGTCAGGATCTGAGCCTCGCTGGTCGCCGTGCGGGCATGGCCTCGGGGACGAGATCGGGCCTGTGGGAGTCAATGTTCACGGCAATTAAGACGCTGCGTCCGCGTCTGGTCGTGTGGGAAAACGTGCGAGGGAGTTTGACGAGTGGAGCGTTCAGTCTGGTGGAATCAGAGCAGGGACTGCTGGGAGACAGAGCAGATGGACCTGCTCTCAGGGCAGCAGGCCGTGTGGTCGGAGATCTGGCCGGCCTCGGGTATGACTCGCAATGGTGTGTTGTCAGAGCTTCCGACGTTGGCGCCCCTCATCAGCGAGAGCGACTTTTCGTTACTAGCCACCCCGCAGGCGAACCTTGGCAGCTGCGGGGGCTCGCAGCCTCCAAAGAAGCGCAGGGAGGGCGGGCACTCGGTGAGCCTGGCAGACCAGATCGAGCACCTGGTGCCCTGATCCCGACGCCGACCGCGTCGGACCACAAGGCCGGCCGTCATCAGGACGGGACGGGCATGAGCCTGTCCCAGGCAGTGCAGATGCTACCGACGCCGGTCGCACAGCCCTCGGGCAACTCACCCGAGGCACACCTCCGCAAGAAGCCAGGCAGGGAGCGCATCACCGACCTAGCGATCCTCGTCGAGCACGGCCTGCTGGCAACGGGAGGTCTCCTGCCGACTCCGCAGGCGACGAACGCGACGGCGTCCTCGACCGGCTACGGGGCGAATCTCCACGAGGTAGCTCGCGAGCTACTGCCGACACCGTCAGCGTCGGATGCAATTATGGGCCTTCCTCGAACAAGCGGACGCCCGCCGGAGAAAGCGACGCACCTTGCGACGCGACTTGAGTACACAGATTACGGAATGTATGCGCCCGCGATCGCGCGCTGGGAGCAGGTTCTCGGACGTGAGGCTCCGGCTCCGACTGTCCCGCCGACGCGCGAGGGGGGGCGAGCACGCCTCTCAACGAAGTTCGTCGAGTGGCTCATGGGTTTGCCCGAGGGGCATGTGACCGGCGAGGATCTCGGCCTGACGCGCGAGCAGCAGCTCCGCCTGCTCGGAAATGGCGTCGTCCCACAGCAGGGCGCCGCAGCTATCTACCAGCTCACCAGGATCGCCATTGAGGAGGCAGCATGACCGGCATCGACCCACTGAAGGACATCCCAGGTGTCGAGGAGTTTCAGGAGCGCGCGCTCGTCCGCGCGGTCCGGCTGACTCGTGAGAACGCGGAGACGATCGCCCGCCGCGCGCGCAAGCGCTGCGGCTTCACGCCGGACGGGCGGGTGATGCTCGTCGAACACACCTACACGATCTGGGCGCTTGAGGGGGACATGATCGTCGCACGCCCGGGCAGCATGCGTCTGTCGAACCGCATCCCGGAGGACTTCACAGCCTGGTACACGAGGCCGGGCGAACAGCTCACAGAGGAGGATCTGGGATGAGCGCGCAGCTGGTGTGGCAATCGCGAGTCCTGCCACTGACTCGCAGCAAGCTAATCACCGCCAACGACAAGATGCACTGGGCCGCGCGCTCGCGGCTCACGAAGCAGCTCCGCCAGTGGGGATACCTACTCGGTCGGGAAGGCGAGGGGGTCGCGCGCCTCGGGCTGACGCACGCTCGGGTCGAGATGGAGTTCGCATATCCGGATCGTCGGCGGCGCGACCGCAGCAATCTCGCTCCGACGGTGAAGGCCCTCATGGACGGCCTGATCGACGCCGGGGTGCTTCCCGATGACGCGGACCGCTTCCTCGATGGGCCACACACAGTCATCGCGGAACACCTGGCGGGGAAGCACTTGAACATTCCGATGTATGAGGTCCGTGTGCTCGTGTACGCGGACACAGAGAAGAAAGAGAGCAAGTAATGGCCGGAGACACGATCATCACTGTCATCGGTAACCTGACCGCTGACCCCGAACTGCGCTGGACACAGGCAGGCGCCGCAGTCGCCGACTTCACCGTCGCCTCGACCCCGAGAACCTACGACCGTAACGCCGGCGAATGGCGCGACGGCGACACCCTCTTCATGCGCTGCTCCGTGTGGCGCGAAACCGCTGAGAACGTCGCCGAGTCGCTGCGCAAGGGCATGCGCGTCATCGTTCAGGGTCGCCTCACCCAGCGCTCATACGAAACCCCGCAGGGCGAACGCCGCACGGTCGTTGAGCTGCAGGTCGACGAGGTCGGCCCCTCCCT